CTTCCTTGCGGCTGTCCTGCCGTGCCTGTTCGTCCTGCTTTTTCTTCGCCTGTGCCAATACTGCGGCATAGGCGTTTTTCGTTTTCAGCAGCAGCTCGTCACACGCGGCCTTTTCTGCCTTGTAGGTATTCAGGTCGATCTCGCCCATGAGATAGCGTTCATACAACGTGCGCTTGCCGTCTTGCAGCGTCTCAATCTGCTGCTCATATTCGGCGCGTTCCGGTACGGAAGCATCTACCCGGAGCGTACCGTCAGGGGCAAGCGGCGCGGTGGCTTCCATCTGCTTTTTCAGCGTCAGGAATACCGCCTGTTCCAGCTCCGCGGCGTTCAGGCGCATCTTGTGGCAGCGGCTTTCTACGTCCGCCTCGGAATGGCGGCAGTGATAGTATGAGGTTTTCTGCATGGTGCGGGATAGTGCATGACCGCAGCAGCCACAGAAGGCTTTGCCTTTCAGCGGGTAATCCCGCTTCTTTTTGTTGGGCTGGGAAAAGCGGAGCTGGCTGGCCTGCACGGTATCAAACACGGCTTTCTCAACGATGGCCGGGTGATGGTCGGGGATGATGTACCACGATTCTCTGTCCTTCAGGCGGCTTCTGTTGCCGCCTACTTCGAGAACCGCCCGCTTGCCGATCACATACACGCCGGTGTAGCGTTCGTCCTCCAAAATACGGAGAATGGTGGATGTACTCCAAATCCCGTGACAGCGGGAAATATCGTGGGTATGATTGCCGTGCGCCGCTTTGTACTGGCCGGGGGTGGGAATGTTTCTGCGGAACAGCTCTCGCGTGATGGCGGTGGCGTTGATGCCCTCGGCGGCAAGCTGGAAGATGAGCTGCACAACGGCAGCGGCCTCCGGGTCAGGCTCCATTCTGCCATCGGCGCTTTTGCGGTAGCCGTAGGGACAGATTTTGCTCTGATACTCGCCGCGCTGCATCTTGGCGTACTTGGCGCTCTTGGTTTTAATGGACATATCGCGGCTGTAATACTCGCTGATGAGATACTTGAACGCCACGTCCATGCCGCCGGTGTCACCCTTGAATTTGCTGCTGTCAAAATCGTCGCTGATGGAAATGAAGCGGGTATGGAACAGTGGGAACACACGCTCGATGAAATAGCCGGTTTCAATGCTGTTTCGTCCGAAGCGGGAAAAATCCTTGACGATGATGCAGTCGATCTGATTGGCCCGTACCAGCTCAATGAGCTTCTGTACCTGCGGACGCTCAAAATTCGTGCCGCTATATCCGTTGTCGATGAACTCCGTGATCTCCGCGTTCAGGGCTTCGGGCATGGAAGCCGCGTATTCGTGGAGGACAAGGCTCTGATTTTCAATGCTCAGGCTGTCGTACTTGTAATCCTCGATGGAGAGGCGGATGTAGAGGGCGATTACATATTTCTGCATTGTTCCAGCACCTCCGCATAGGTTTCAAACTCGCTCTGGAAGCGATAGCGCACCGTGATCTGCTTGTCGTGGGATACCTCGATGCGGTCGATCAGCCGCTCGATGAGTGCGCCGGTCAGCGCACGGTCGGTCTTGATTTGTGCGGCGTCCTGTTCCAGCGCCCGGTGCTGCTCAAGCTGCGTATCCATCGTTCGCAGGCCGTCCTCCAACTGCTCCATTTCCACGGAGAGGTCGGCAATGCGGCTTTCATACTTCTCCTTGTAGTCGAAGTATTCATCCTTGGTAAGAACGCCTTGCACAAGGTTTTCATATAAGCTCCGCACGATACCGCGAAGCCGCTGGACTTCCTGCCTGCGGCTGGTGATCTTCTCCCGCAGCTCGGCGCGGTCAGCGGCCTGCCGGGGCAGCTCCGCAAGGGAGAGGGTATATTGCCCCAGCGCCGTATCAAGCGCGTCCTGAAGCATATCTGCCAACATATCCAGCAACGCATCCTCGCGGATGGTCACGCCGGGGCAGGCATCCTTGCTGATTCGGCTCCTGCTCAGACAATGGTAGAAGTACACATCGTCGGACTTCTTGCGGATGTTTCTCTGCCGGTGCAGGCTGCCGCCGCAATGGGCGCAGAACACCTTGCCTTTGAGCAAATTCGGCGTGTAGGCTTTGACCTCCCGTGCCTTGGCGCGGCTGGCGGTCTGATTGAGAATTTCCTGCACCGCCGCGAACTGTTCCCGGCTGATGATGGCCTCGTGGGTGTCCCGTACCACCGTCCATTCCTCGGCATCGGCCTTGACCTGCCGGTGATCCACGGTTTTGGTCTGCCCCTGAACGAGATCTCCGGTGTAGACCTCGGAGCGGAGAATAACGCCGACTGTTCGGGTTTGCCACTTGCCGCTGCCGAGCAAATTTTCGTGGGTGATCTTGCCCTGCATCTTCTTATAGTGGCTGGGAGTGAGAACGCCCGCTTCATTCAGCCGCACGGCGATGGTATTGAGGCCAGCACCCTCGGAAGCCCAGCGGAACATCCGCTGCACCACAACGGCGGCAACGGGGTCGATGATAAGCTGGTGGCAATCGTCCTCGGCTTTCAGATAGCCGTAGGGAGTACGCGCACCGATGAATTTGCCGTCTTTCATGGCCTGCCGCTGCTGCGCCCTGATCTTGCGCCCAATGTCTAAAGCGTAGGCTTCGTTTATCATGTTCCGCAGCGGGATAATGATACCGGAATGGGCGTCCTCCGGGTTGGCGGTGTCGAAGTTTTCGTTGACCGCAATAAAGCGGATGCTGCGGATGCGGAAATACTGCTCGATGTAATAGCCGGTGTCAATGGTGTTTCGGCCCAAACGGGAGAGGTCTTTCACAATGACGCAGTTGACGTGACCGGCCTCAATATCCGAGAGCATCTGCTGAAAGCCCGGACGGTGGAAGTTTGTCCCCGTCGCGCCGTTGTCGATGTAGGTATCGTACACGCTGATCTCCGGGTACTGCTCCAGATAGCGGGCAATAATCATCTGCTGGGTTTCAATGGATACGCTGTGCGTGTGGGTATCCTCCACCGAAAGGCGGACGTAGATCGCGGCGCGGCAAGCGGCGTCGGCCTCCTGAACGGCCACCGCAGCCGTTTCTTTTCTGCTTTTTCTTGCCATGCTCAGCCCACCTTTCTCTGTTCGTAATCTTTCTGCTGCGCTGCCAGTGCCAAAAGCTGCAACGCCTTTTTGTATTCGTCCTCATGGGTAAAGGTAATATCCAGCTCCTTTTTCCCACGGACGCGGATGCTCTGTACCATGTGAATGAGCGCCCTGCGATCTAAGGTTTCCAGCGTGGAGAACTGCGTAAACTGTGAAATCCAGCGGTTGCGCTCACTCCGGTTTTCCAAAACCTCCGTGAGTTTTTCCCTGAGAACGCGGACGCTCTCGCGAATGTCCTCGGCCTGCTTGGTGTACTTTGCCTTATAGGAGGCGTATTCTTCCTTGGTAAGCATACCCCCCACAAGGCTCTCATAAAGCCGTGCCTTGAACTCCAGCACCTGCTCCAACCGGCGCTCGTTGTCGGTGATGTGGTCGCTGTATTCCTTGGCAAGCGCCTGATTGATGCTGGACTGGTCAATGCCAGAAAGCAGCGCCTCCAGCGAAGCAATGTTGCCAATATAGGCTTTCAGGCTGTCCCGCACACAGTCGATCAGGCTGCTTTCTTTCAGCATGACCGGATGGGCGCAGCCCTTTTTCTTGCCGGTGGGACAATAATAGTAGTGGTACTCCTTGCCGTTTGCACGGTTGGTCTTGCGGGTCATGCGGCTTCCGCAGCACCCGCAGATCAGGATACCGGAGAACAGATACACTGTGTCCTCGTTGGGAGAAGTCCGGGTATCCAGCCCCTTGATGCGCTGCACCAGCTCAAAATCCTGACGGGCGATCAGCGCTTCGTGGGCATCCGGGACACGCACCCACTCGGAGGCGGGGCGCTGCTCCATCTGCTTGATCTTATAGTGTGGCGTACCCTGTTTGCCCTGCACCAGTGTTCCGGTATAGGTTTCGTCCTGCAAGATGCGGATGATGGTGGTTGCCGACCACTTGCAGTCAGCCTTGTCCGCATAGCCCTTTTTCGCGTAGGGCAGGCCATTGTTCTTCTTGTATGCCAGCGGAGAGAGAATGCCCAGCCGGTTCAGCTCTGATGCGATCTTGGAGGCGCTTGCGCCCTCCAGCCGCATACGGAAAATGTCGCAGACAACGCGGGCGGCGTAGGGGTCAGGGACGAGCAAATTCTTGTTGTCCTCGGCTTTCATGTAGCCGTACACCGGGAATGCGCCGACGAAATCGCCGTTGCGCCGCTTCACATCCAGCGAGGAACGGGTTTTGATGGAAATATCCCGGCAGTAGGCTTCATTCATAATGTTCTTGACCGATACGGTCAGATCATCGCCGCTGTCGTGGGCGGTGTCGATGCTGTCGGTGATGGCAATGAAGCGCACCCCGTAGGCCGGGAATACCCGGCGCAGATACCGGCCAGTTTCGATGTACTCGCGCCCCAGCCGGGAGAGGTCTTTTACAATGACGCAGTTGATGTTGCCATCGGTGACATCCTGCATCATTTCCTTGAACGCGGGGCGGTCGAAGATGATGCCGCTGTATCCGTCGTCGATCTTTTCGGAAACGACCTCAATATCCGGGTTGCGCTCCACAAAGTTTTCAATGAGCTTGCGCTGATTGGAAACGCTGTCGCTTTCGCTGGAATGATCGTCGGTGTAGGACAGGCGGATGTAAGCGGTAGCTTTGTATTTAGGCATGAAAAAGCACTCCTTTCTCCCGGACTGCTCCCGCATGAAAAGAGTGGTTATCTGGCTATTAGGTTTTCATCCTTTTCCACACCGATCATAGCACTCCCTGCGGAAAAAAGCGAGGATGTCGCTCAGCGCAAAATGCCTTGCAGACATTCCTCTAACGTAACACCGTTCCCGGCAAAGCAGGCGTTTACCACGAAATCGCCGCAGCGGAAGCGGTAAGGATTTTTGATCTGGCGAATAAAGGCGGCAATGCGTTCTTCCTTGGGAAGATTTTTGTCTACGGATACTTCCCGGATGTCCACCAGTTCATCCGTGTGGATTTGGGTTTCGTTTGGCGTCGGCTGCATCATGGCGATCTCCTTTCTCGGTTTGGTGGGTTTCCTCAAGGTCACATGAATGCGCTGACGGGAAAGGCCGTCAGCGCATGGTATCTGACTTTGAGAGGCGGCTGCGCGGGCAGAATTGGAGCCACATAACATAATGGCGAATACCGGCGCAGCCGCTCTGCTTGTCCATTTGAGAAGAACTATCCTATTTGCCACGCGCCCCGGATAGTGGGCATGATGCAGGCCGCCCTTGGCAGGGCTGTCATAACTCCACGATACCGCTGCCTCAAAGAGCTGGCGCATACCGCAGGGTTCCCCCTCAAGTCTGTGGGAGGGCGTGAGCAAGTTTCATTATCCGCCGCGCTGTCATCGCGCCCGATTTGCCGAATCGGGTCTAAGGCTGCGTAGATCGCTCGGATGGCTTTTCCGGAATCACCTCCTTGAAGCCATCGTCGTGGCGGCGCACCTTATGCCGCTATCACGCGGGTTTTGTGCCTGCATCATGGTCTATTCAGTTTTCAACGTTCGGTGAAAGGCTTCGTGGAGAATGTCCCTTCACCTATCGCCGATTTTGGGCCACTTTTGCACCCTGTTTTCAGCAATCAGGGAAAAGTTTTTTCATTTTCTTCATCGCCGCGCCGATGCTCTTGGAAATATTCTGATGGCTGACACCCTCGGCTGCGCCAATCTCATCAACCGTCATCCCACCCACGAAATACATCCACACCCTGCGGAACTGCGTATCCGTCAGGTGCTTCCGAATCTGCGTGACCTTTCTGACGCTGCGGTGGATTGCCTCTGCCCGGTCATGCGCCTGCTCCATGCAGACATCCACGGCAGGAATGGAGGCCGCTTCCTCGGATAGCTCATCCAGCGCAAGCGTGTGATTGGCATAGACGTGAGCTTCCTTTTCGGAGGCGTGATAGTCCTCGTCCGACAGGGCTTTCCATTTCAGAAATTCTTTCTCGCTGGCAAAGTCCTCGCGGGTCAGGCGGACGATGACTTCATTGGCGTCCATATAAACGATGGCATCGGGGTCTTTCTTATTCAGTGCATAGATGCTTTTTCTGTTGAACATATTGATCCTCCGTTTCGGTGTTGGGTGGTTGGCGAGCCAAGCCAACACCGGCGGAGAACGACAGCCGACAGAAAAAAGAAAAAAGGCGCTCGCACGGACATCATTGCCCGCACGAGCGCCTTGATTGCGCACGAAAGCACAAGGGAATATTGCTGCCCCCGGAGGGGCTAAATCACGGATGAACCATACCGCGTAAAAAGAGAGCTGCAACTCACTTCTGTGAGTGCAGCTCGTCTGCGGGATCGCCGTGCGCTTTTTCAAGAGAACGGCTTTTCGGTGCTTATACTGTTTTACTTTGAGGCCAGTGGCTTTAGCAGCATCTCCTGTTCATCCGTGTTCTCATAAAATAATCTCCAGTTCCTTGAATGTGATTTGTAGCTCATCCGATATGAGCTACATGTAGATTTAAGTGAAGCGAAGCTCACCCTACAATATAGTAGAGGTGATTTCCAATGAACTTTCTTGACCTTTTTGCCCTCAAACTTCGGGAGAAGCGAATCCAGCAGAAGATAACACAGCGTGGACTGGCTGAAAAACTGAACATGTGTACGCGCACGATTATTGAGATTGAAAACTGCAAAAGCAATCCGAAGTTTGAAACCGTGGCTCTCATTTCCAAGGAGATGAGAATCAGCCTTGACGCCGTGGTGTTTCACGACGAAAAACCGCGTGAAATTCCAAAAGTTGTGGCAGATTTCTTTGCCGGAAAGAGTGATGCAGAAGCGGAGCGGTATATTGCATTGTGCCAAAGCGCAGAGAATTTGAGAGACGATAAATAAACACTGCCCCGCGTAGTCGGAATTCTCTGGATACAGTAAAAGCGGTCATCCTGCACGGATGGCCGCTCTTACTCTCGAATGACCGGCAGGTATGGGGATATAAACTTTACCGCCGACTACCTTTTGGCTACTAGTGTGAAGCGACGGTAGAATTTAAGTTTTACCTCTCCTGTTCGTGTGCACGCCGGATTTTTTCAAAGCTGTCCTGACTGATAATGTGTTCAATCCGGCAGGCGTCGGCCTCCGCAGTTTTGGGATCAACGCCTGCGGCGATAAGCTGCTCGGTAAAGAAACAGTGGCGTTCATAGATTCTTTCAGCCACCTCGCGGCCCACATCGGTCAAATGGAGAAAGTGATCTTCGTCCATTGTGAGAAAGCCGCCGTCCCGCAAGGTAGCCACCGCATGGCACACGCTTGGCTTT